TGCTAAACAAAACAGAAGAGGTGAATAATCATGGCAGAAAATCAAGTGCGTAAACCTAGAGAAACAGAAACAAGGGAAGTTCAGTCCTACAGACCCGAGTCTTGGAGGCCACCTGAAGTTCTACCTATGCCTGATCCTAGACCTGGTTGGACACATAGATATATTCGTATTAGCATGATGGGCACTGCCGATCCCGCTAATATTTCTTCTAAGTTTCGTGAGGGATATGAGCCTGTGAGAGCAGAAGATTATCCTGAGATGATGATGCACGCCACTCAAGAAGGTCGTTTCAAAGGCAATATTGAAGTAGGTGGTTTATTGTTATGTCGTATTCCTGAAGAGTTCCTTAAACAACGTGAGGCGTACTACGCCAATCAGAATAAGGCCCAGATGGAATCGGTTGACAACACGTTCATGAAAAACAATGATCCTCGTATGCCTTTGTTTAAAGACAGACGCAGTGAGGTTTCACTAGGTCGTTAATTTTTAAAGGAGTCCTTAAATGGCTTACCCAACCGTCAGCAAGACGTACGGCTTCAAACCACTCAATAGACTTGATGGTTTGCCTTACGCCGGAGCGATCCGTCAAATCCCTGTAGCGCCTAGCTATGCTACCGCTATCCTGAATGGTGATACTGTTTCCGTTGACACCAACGGTTACATTGTTGCCAAGACAACTACTAACTCTGGAGACAGCGTTGGTGTATTGGTAGGATGCTCATATGTGAACTCAAGCGGTCAAACTGCTTATGGTCAATATTATCCTGCTGCTGCATCTACATCTACAGCTATGGCTTTTGCTTATGTCGTAGATGATCCTAACGCCATCTTCAAGGTAGTTGCTACCAATGGTCAAACCACAACACCAACAGCATTTACACGTGCTATCGTTGGCGCTAACGTAGCTATTTCAGTTACGACTGGTAACACCACCACAGGCGATTCTTATTATGGTATCGACGGTACATCCGCCAATACTACTAATACATTGCCAATCCGTGTAATTGACGTTGTTCCTGATACAGCTACTGGTCCTGCCAATAGCTCATCAACAACCTATTACGAATTTTTGGTCAAGTTTAACTTGCACCAGTACACTGACACCACTGGTGTTTAAGGAGTAAGTTAAAATGGCTATTTCACGTGCACAACTATTGAAAGAACTCCTCCCAGGCTTGAACGCATTGTTCGGTTTGGAATACGCTCGTTACGGCGAAGAGCATAAAGAAATTTATGAAACCGAAACATCAGAGCGTTCCTTTGAAGAGGAAACAAAACTGTCCGGATTCTCCGCAGCACCAGTCAAGAACGAGGGCTCAGCCATCAGTTATGACAATGCACAAGAGGCATGGACAACTCGCTATAACCACGAAACCATTGCTTTGGGTTTCTCAATCACCGAAGAGGCGATTGAAGATAACTTGTACGACAGCTTGTCTGCTCGTTACACCAAAGGCTTGGCTCGTGCCATGGCTTACACCAAGCAAGTTAAAGCTGCTGCAGTATTGAACAATGGATTCTCCTCTACCTACCTCGGTGGTGACGGCGTATCTTTGTTTAGCACAGCTCACCCCTTGGTTTCTGGTGGTACAAACGCCAACACTCCTTCCACACAAGCTGACTTGAATGAAACCTCTCTTGAGAGCGCAGTTATTCAGATCGCTGCTTGGACAGACGAGCGTGGCCTTTTGATCGCCGCTAAACCCAAGAAGTTGATTGTTCCTCCTTCACTCCAGTTCGTAGCAACCCGTTTGCTCGAAACTAAGTTGCGTGTTGGTACAAACAACAATGACATTAACGCTATTGAGAACAACGGTACGATCGGCGAAGGCTATGCGATCAACCACTTCTTGACAGACGTTAATGCATGGTTCTTGACCACAGACGTGCCAAATGGATTGAAGCACTTCATCCGTACACCATTGCAAAATTCAATGGACGGAGATTTTGATACAGGGAACGTTCGTTACAAGGCCAGAGAGCGTTACAGCTTTGGATGGTCCGATCCCCTCGGAGTATTCGGATCTAGCGGTTCTTTCTAAAACAAAAGTATTAAAATACTTAGTTTTAAGACCCACTTCGGTGGGTTTTTTATTATGCTATAATTACCCGTATCGTATAACGGGAGATCGATATGGACTATCCAGACAACCGAGCAGAAGCTAAAAGAATAAGATCGGAGTATTATTTTACTGGTCGTATCTGCAGTCGTGGGCACATGGCTTTAAGAAAAACAAAAGGCTCGTGTGTTGAATGCATGAAAGAAGATTGGAAAATTGATAACGAGAAGCGTAAAGATAAACCTAAATCAGAAGCATCAAAAGCAGCTGGTCGGAGATACTATGAGAAAAATAAAGAAGCAGTTAAAGCAAGAGCCAATGCAAGACCAATAGAAGAAGTTAATAACTATAAAAAGAAACACAAGTTAAATAATCCAGAATATTACAAAGCACTAACGAGTGTTCGTAAGCGTAGACATCGTAGTGCAACGCCAAAATGGATTACACCAGAGCAGAAATTGGCAATGCGAGAAATGTATTTACAGGCTCAAAAGATAACTAAGATTACTGGAGAGAGGTATGTGGTGGATCATATTATTCCGCTGATATCGCCGGAGGTCTGTGGCCTGCACGTGCCTTGGAATTTGCGTGTAATCACCCAAGAGGAAAACTTAAAAAAGTCAAACAAAATTGTTGACTCTCCGTTGGAATAGTGTATATTATTGAGAACTGGGTAATCATTCTTGCCACCACTGCCCCAGCAGATGATGCAACAATCGGCAAGAATACTTTTGCATAAGGAGCAATACTATGGGACGCGCAACGTTTGAAGGTCCAATTCTATCTGGCGATAGCAGATTCGGTCCACTTCGCAATGTAGGTTATACAGATCTAGTTCAAGAGACTAGTATTGTTTTAACAAACACAACTAACGGTACTGCTGGCTATGCTGGCGTATCAGGTCAATTTGTAAATGGTAATGGCATCCCCAATACCAACGCAGTTGTTTATACACCTTCGGCAACGGTATATCCTCCTGTTGCTGCAACCATCACTGCTGACGCAGGATCTGGCGGTACAGGTACTTTGTATCGTGGTATCGTGTTTTATGTACCATACGGTTCAAACATCAATGATTTTTTGATTGACACCAATGTAGCTATTACTGCTACAGGTGGTACTCTTGGAACAGTTACTGCTAGCATGGGCAATGGATTTAATACTACTACATACGGTAGCATTACTTCTGTAAACGCTTCTGCAGCACGCAACACAATCACACAAACTGGTGCTCAATTGCTTGCTAGCAATTCAACAACTGGTGACATTACAATTTCTCCAACATCAGGAACTGGTCCTTATGCTGGTTTGATGTCACAAATTGTGATTACATTTACGATTCCTTATACCGCTGGTACAGGAACTACATTGCCCGTGATAACAGCTGGTACTATTACAGCAGCAGTTCGTTATACACAGCTTGATGCAAACATTGGTAACTCTACAACTTACCCATACGGTAACTTTGACTAATCAGTCCTAGGGGCTTCGGCCCCTTGTTTTTAAACAAGGAGATTGATTATGATGCAAACAGACGTCAGAGCGGCGCACTTAAACCAATCAGGGTTTTTGACTAAGTTCCGCTGCCGGAAGAAGCAAGTTACTTTATGTGGCAATGCAAGTCAGGCTGGTAACATTGTATTTTTTGATACAACAACAGCACCTGTTACATCTGCTACTTATGGTCGCTCAGGAAACACAATTACTGTGTCCTCAACAGGACATGGATTGACGACTGGTACAACAGTTGGTATTTCATTTAATAATAGTTCTGGCGTATCAGCTACAGACGGTAATTACATCATTACTGTTACTGATGCCAATACTTTTACGATGACAGATATCAATTCTGGAACCGTTACAAATGCAGGCACAGGTTGTCAATATGTTTATGGAAACACAAACATTTGGATTGCAACTTATGAGACATTGACTGGTGCAACAGCTACACAACAGTTGTTGGTTCCAGGCGAGGGTCAATTATGCATTAATGGTATTTATGCGTACATGGTAAACATGGGATTTGTAACTATTCATTATGGCTAATACTAAGCAAGCAATCCTGCAGGGTAGGAACCTATTCATTGGCATACCATGCCATGATGGGCGCTTGAATATCAAGACTGCATACGCAATAGCACAGTTGATGCCTGAAGCTATGCGTCTTGGTATTTCCGTTACGCTTTCTGATATATCCAATTGCTCTTTGATCACGATGGCCAGGAACTCGCTTGTTGCTGAGTTTTTGAAGACCAAGTGCACAGAGCTTTTGTTTATTGATTCTGATGTCATAGTAACGCCAGACGACATTCTTCGTTTGATGGCTCAGAGCGCAGATAAAGATATCACTGCTGGAACATATCCACGCAGAGCAAAAGACAAGAAGTTCTTTACAGATCTGTATTGGACTGATGATGGTGAGTTGGAATTTGAAGGATCCATGATGCGTGTAAAGCGCATAGGTACAGGATTCATGTTGATCCAGCGTCACGTCATTGAAGGAATGATTGAAGCTCATCCTGAGTGGTCGTATAAGAACAAGCCTACTGGTGAAAGAATGTATGCTTTGTTTGATTTTGCAATCAAAGACGACAACTATGTAGGTGAAGATTATTTATTTTGTGACCGAGCCACAGAGCTGGGCTACAAGGTTCATGTTGATGTAGATATAAGCTTGCCCCACATTGGTAGCGAAACATTTACAAATGACTTCAGAGAAGAAGTTGTTGTACCGCTATTAGAGGGTATTCGTGAGTCCAAACTGAAAGTCGTAAATGGCTAAGACACCAGCATGGCAAAGAGCAGAAGGGAAGAATCCGAATGGCGGTCTAAACGCCAAGGGAAGGGCATCGGCCGAGAAGGAGGGGATGCATTTAAAAGCTCCTCAACCCGAGGGCGGATCAAGGAAAAAAAGCTTCTGTGCCAGGATGGAGGGGATGAAGAAAAAGTTAACTTCATCCAAGACAGCCAACGACCCAAACAGCCGGATTAACAAAAGTTTGCGTGTGTGGAAATGTGCTGATGGTTGTGCCGTAAGAGGACACACAAAAGGGAAGTATGTCTAATGGATACGACCATGTGGAATGCAGTTCTCTCATTGCTTGTCGGTATTTTAGGCTGGGTGTTGAGAGAGAAATCAGCAGAATTGCAACGCATAACTATTTTGCTAAACCGGACACGGGAAGAGATGGCAAAAGAGTATGTGACAAAAGCAGAAGTCCATGCCGATATCAACAGAGTGTTGGATCGGTTGGACAGGTTGGAAGCAAAGATTGATCGACTAGTGGAGAATACCCATGCCATCGTCTAGCAAAAAACAGCACAATTTCATGGAAGCGATTGCTCACTCAGCGTCGTTCGCCAAGAAAGTAGGAGTCCCTCGCAGTGTGGGGCAGGAGTTCAGTAAAGCGGACAAAGGCCGCACATTTAAACAAGGTGGTAATATGAAATCAGAGAAAATGCATGAGTTAAATCAAGCAAAAGAACTTCGCCGCATTGCAGGTGAAGAAGAGCACGAAGCCAAAGCTATGAAGCGTGGCGGTCACACAAAGAAAATGGCAGCCGATGGTATGAGCCCCAAAGCCGCAGCTTTGTTGGGCGCTATGGCAGCACGTCGTAGAGCAGCTCCTGCTCCTATGGCAGCTCCTGTTGCTCCTGGCATGGCTATGAAACATGGCGGTAAAGCTCATCACGAAGAGCATGCTCATCACATGAAGATGGCTCACCATCACCTCAAGATGGCGATGAAAGCCGGTGGCAAGACTATGGAGAAGGGTGAACCCCATTCCAAAGACATGGGCGAGAAAGTTCTTAAGCACGGCGGTAAAGCTACTAAGCACCACTATGCTAAGGGCGGTGACGTTCGCATGGAGCCATCTAAGATGGAGAAAAGCGGTGATTTGAGAAAAGGTAACCTCAAGCATGGCGAACACAAGATCCAAGAGCGTGGTCACACAAGAGCATTGCAAGAAAAGATGAAGGGCAATACCATCGGTGACGGTCCTATCATCAATGCAAAGAAGCACGGTGGCAAAATCCACCACAAGAAATAAGGAGTAAACCATGAAACACAGTCACGGACATATTCATCCTGCTGGTCATGAGCATCCCCATGAGCACAAAATGCACCATGAGATGATGGCTGAGCACGAGGCTGGTGGACACGTTCACCACCATCACCACTATAAAGAACATGCTGCTGGTCACAAGTTGCACCACGATACAGTGGAGCATTTGCACAAGCACCAGAAGCATATGTCTCATGGTGGCAAGGCATGCTAGCCAGTCGTGGGATGGGTGATATTAACCCATCCAAAATGCCTGGTAAGAAGACGATACATCGTAAGGATCATCCCCAAGATGTATCGCTCTACAAGCGTGGAGGCGAGGTTTGGGATAAACCAAACCCAGCCAAGAAACACAAAAAGCTTAGTGCTGCGAAGAAAGCTAAAGCTAAAGCATCAGCAAAGAAGGCAGGAAGACCCTATCCTAATTTGATTGATAATATGCGTGCAGCTTCTTGATTATCATCTGTCCACGACTGCAGATAGAACATGACTAATTTAACTACTGGTACAACGTCCTTTGACCTAGATTTCA